GATGCAAAAGTTAAGAAGATTGCTGAAGCATTATGGGGTGATGCAGAAAAAGAAGCATACTTTGTTCATTCATATGGGCATCCAAGTGGCGAACCAGCAAATAGTTGGACAGCAGTTCAGCTTCAAGCTTACTTAAGCAACAATAGTGTTTCTTACACAGAGTCAGAAGCAAAGTCTAGTTTATTAACTAAAGCAAAGGCGAAGTATTCTGAGTAATGAAAAAAAATCTAAGATTAGCTAAAAAAATTCAAATGAGTTTAGGCGTATATGTACTTGCACTTTTAATGTTATCTATGTTTGCATTAAACATGGGTTGCAAAGGTTCTTATATAGCTGGCTATTCATTAGATCCTGATACTACAGATCACAATTCAACAATATTTAGTGAAATTATAGATTCTACTGGTCATGTCCATTGGTATGTAAAGCTATACGATGGTGAAGTATGGTGTTATTTCCACAATCGTTATGAGATGGTTAAGCGTGTACGAAGATAAGGAAATTGGATTTTGGATAACAGTATTTGCTTTTATTTGGATGTTTATGTTGGTTGTTAGATGGCTAATGGGTCTGTAGATGGAAAGCCTAAAACCGCTAGAAGTATACGAGGCAATGTCATTGATGACAATCTCGCCATCGCTATTAATATTAAGTGGTTGGGTCAGTTTCTGGTACTTGTGGGTGGACTTCTTTACGCAGCTTGGCGTATCGAAAACCGTATCACAGTACTGGAACAACGCATGGCTGAAGCTAATGATCAAATATCCGAACTTGTTTCAAAACATATATCTGAAGAACGTATTAGATATGATAAAATGGAAGAGGAGTTACAATGGTACCAAAAGGAACTAGGCTTAAACCTAAATCCGTTAAGCTGGAAGAAAAAAAGGAAAAGAAAGTAATAGGCTTTATGGAAGTCTGTGCAAGAGTAGAATCAATTATAAAGGGTAATGGTAAAAATTAGTGGAAGAATTTTTAGCATTGTATTCAGAAGCTGGAATGATAGGCGTTGTAGGTGCAATGTTTGTCTTTATGGTTTATCAAAACGCTAAGCGTGCAGAACAGCAAGGTGAAGCTATACAAGAGCTAAAAATAGAAAACAAAGGTCAGTCTGAAACTTTAGAGAACCTGGAAAGCATCGTATTAAAAATGTTAGACAGGTGGAACAAGTCCGATGAAACATCTTTAAGACATAGAGAAGATATTACTAAAGAACTTAATGAGCTAAGTGACAAGGTATCTTATATGTCAGGTCGCTTAAATGGAGGCAGTAAAAGATAATGGATTATCAGCCAGTAGATGCATATCGAAATGATATTAAAGAAAGACTTACAAGAATTGAAACCATACTAAATAGAGAATTGCCAGATATTAAAGATCAGTTAAAAACTTTAAATAACAGAACTAGATCTTTAGAGAACTGGCGTAACTACATGCTAGGTGGTATGGGAATAGTAACCTTAATAATAAGTTGGAGCAATAAATGGATTTAAAATCTATGTTAATTGAAAAAGCAGTTGCCAAAGCAAAAGAAATGGCAAGTGAACAAGCAGATGGTGTAGAAGATATGTTAATTACTTACATCCAGTCTAAGGAAGTTGAAGATAAACTTGCTGATATGATGGACAAAGCAATCAACATTCCTTTTGTTTCTGATCAGAGAGAAGAACCTTTCTTTCAAGAACTTGCAGATGGCATAACTGATATAATGGCAGGAGTCGTTAGAATGGTTAAAAAAGAAGTATCCTAATGGCTTATGGAACTAAAAAAATAAAGACTTCTAAAAAAATAAAAAAGAAAGTGGTAAAGCGCAAAAAGAAAAAGGCGTAGATGGTAAGATGGTTATTATTATTAACCTTAACAGGGGAAAGTAATTTGTTAAACAACAAACAAATAAAAGAAGTAATTGAAACTACTTTAAAAGATATAGACCTATACAGTATTGAAGCAGAAAGTTTTATTTACAATACAGGTTTAGTCGAATCTAAATATGAATATTTAAAACAAATTAAAGGACCAGCCAGGGGAATGTGGCAATGTGAACCTTGGGTAGCAGTTGATATATGTAAAAACTATCTCAAGTATAGAGAGTCCTTGATGAAAAAAGTGGCTAAAGCATGCAAGCTAGAATGGTCTTATTTCCTTGAGCCTAAAGAAGACGATTGGGAAAAAATACTGACTACAAATATTGCAGCTCAAATTGCTATGTGTAGATTGCATTATAGAAGAGTGCCAAAGGCACTCCCTAAAACCATAGATGAACAAGCTTCTCAATGGAAAACATACTACAACAGTTCAAAGGGAAAAGGTACAGTAGAAAAGTTTATTGAAATCGTTAAAAAATACGGATGATAAATGAAAATAAAAGATACCGTTGTTGTCTTCCCAGACATACACTTCCCAAATCACGATGAAAAGGCATTGCAATGTGCAATAAATGTAATAAAACAAATAAAGCCTTCAGCCTTTTTACTTCTTGGAGATACCATTGATGGATCTTCTGTATCGCATTGGCAATGGCGTAAAAAGAAACGTCCTCCGCTTGAATATCAATTGCCTTTTATTGATAAAGAAATTGAAGAAGGCAACAAAGGACTTGATAGAATTGATAAAGCCCTTGATGCGGTTAAATGTACAAAAAGACAATTTGCACAAGGCAATCACGAAAAATGGTTTGACCACTTCGTTGAAGAAAACCCATACCTTGAACATTACCATTCCAGAAAAGCCTTTAGATTTGATGAGCGTGGATATGAATGGTTTGATTACGGTGAAGTCTTTAAAGTTTTCGGAAGCAAGTTATACGCTTATCACGGAGGACACTTTATGGGAGTTGCCCATGCAAGAACTCACGCCTTACAAATGGGATGCAACATCATCTACGGGCATACCCACGATTCCCAAAAAGCAGTCATTACGCACATCTCAGGTCCCCACATGGCATATTCAATGGGATGTTTAGCTGATATGAATAAAGAATATTTAAAAGGAAGACCTACGAATTGGACTCATAATGTTGGCATTGTTGACATATACGAAAACGGAAATTTTAATCTTGTTGTTTTGGATATTGTAGATGGGGTAACTAGTTACGGAGGTAAAATAATAAGTGCCTAAACAAATCTACCAGATTAAAGATTTTAGTGGAGGTTTAAATACCCTTAAAGACCCTGCAGACATTCAAGACAATGAACAGCAGACTATTACAAATCTTACTGTAAATAAACAAGGGTCTGTTGCACCTAGTTATAAAAACACAGATGCAAGTAATAACAAGGTTTCAGCTTATGCCAATACAAATATAACATCAATACAGGCAGGCTATGGACTTGGTTATTTTGAAACAGATCGTTCAAGAGATGCAGTTGAGGTCGCTTTTTCAGGAACTGTTGATACTAACAATGGTTTTGATTTATTGCAAGAAGATGGCACGGTAAGGGCAAGTGGTGAAATAAATACTAGATTAAATTATAAAGTTAGTGGTTCTGATCAAAATTTAGCTACATCTTTTCCTGTTGGTACAATTTTGCATTTAAGTGGATCAACTTCTCATACGTTTGCTAGTGGCAAATTAAATAAAGCAGCTCAAGGTATATACAGAGTTGTTGACACAGTAAGCAATGATATAATTTTAGACAGAGACGTTCCTTGCACAATAGGAGAAGTATTGTCAACAAGATTTCGTTTAACCTTGCAAGGGTACTCGCCTGGGGATTCTTTAGTGTTATTAGCAAATCCTACAACTCATAAAATTGATGTGTACTCAACCGATACTTCTGGAACAAATTGGCAAAATAATGCAATTACATTGCGTTCTAGTGAAAGTGGTGTATCTTCAAAAGTGTCTTATTACAATATTGATGAAGCAATACGATGTTGCGATACGGCTGATAAAAATAGCAGTAAAATTCAATGGTACGGTTGGATACAAAGAAAACATTTTCCTGACGCAAATGACACAATAGATATTGCTAATTCTTTTATAGGTTACTACGCAAAAGACAATACTTTATCACCTCCTACCGCTAAAACATCTTTATTTTCAGAAAGCGTATCATCTCCTACAAATAATACTACATACCCTTCAAACGCAGGTTCAGGTTTTAGAGCAAGTATAAGTACACATACAGATGTTGATGGTGCAATAATTGATGGAGTCTATGAGTTTGCTCAAACGTTTATTTACGATGGCAATCAAGAATCATTGCCAGCACTTTATACAGTAACTCATACCATTTCTTCTGCAAATACAATGAAGAGCCTATCAGTAAATGTATCTACCAAAGGGCCATTTGATCCTAGGATAAGTGGTGGAAGGATTTACATTAGAGAAAAAGACAAGGATAGGGATTGGACTATGCTTGTAGATATTGACCTTACTAAAGGATGTAGAACAAAATTTTCAGAAGAGTATACGGTTTGGCACGATGCGGGCAGTAGTCAGTACAATTGCCCTACCGATCAAGCAACTGCAAATTTTGAAATAAAAGACGAAAAAAAAAATATAACTTTATTATATCCTGAAATTAGAATTTATAATCATCAGGTACATTTAGTAATGCAATAGGAGACAGTGGAGAACATTGGAAAGACTCAGTAGTTGCAAACAATAGAGTCTTTGTATGTAACCCTACAATTAAAGATGAAAACACAGGATCAACTAAAGCTTTAGCTACTCTTACAAATTTTAAAGATAGGATTATGTATTCTATGCCGAATCGCTTTGATACATTTCCTTATAACAACTATATAGAAGCATCCAAAGGTGACAATGAAGAGTATATTGCATTAGAGTCTTACGCTGATCGGTTGCTTGCTTTTAAAAATTACAGTTTAGACATCATAAACATTGCCAGTGGAGATGATGCTAATTGGTTCTTGGAAGATTCTAAAAAATATATGGGTGTAGAAACCCACAACTCCGTGCGCAAAACTCAATATGGAATTGTTTGGTTAAATGAGCAGGGGTTATTCCTTTACAATGGAAATCAAATTATAAATTTAGCTGAAAAAAAATTAAGCCCTGATTCTGTATCGGGTATTTCCACAAATGCTTCAGGTCTTATTTACGACGAAATGCATTCTCTTTTATATATAATTAAATCTTTATCTGGCGCATCTACAGGTTTTGTTTTTGACATGAAAAAAGGAACATTTGTAACCTCAACTAATTTTGTTGATGTTTCAAATGATGGCAATACAAACCCTGTAGACACATCAAATAATACATTAATTGCTAACGACTCAGGATCTCAAATAGATTTTTATCAGTTTAATAGAAGTTATGTAGCAAATACCTCTGTACTTGAAACTAAAGAATTTGATTTTGGAGATCCCTCAAGAGCTAAAAAAGTTTATGCAGTGTATGTTACTTACAAATCTGATGGTGCATTAACTGGTTATTTTTCTTTAATTGAAGATAACAATACTACTCATGCTTTAAGTGGTACTGTTGCAACTTCAGGAACTTATTGGGCAAATGTAAAACTAACCCCAAGTGCGCCTATTACCTGTGGTAAAATTGCTTTAAAAATGGATACAGGAGCAGATAACAGAAAAGTATACATAAACGATATAGGCATAGAATACAGAATGTTATACAAAAGGTCTTCATAATGGATAGAACTTCTAGAAGACTAACAAATATTAAACAAAATAAGATTAGAATTGTGCATACGCCACCATCTGCACAAGCACTTCGTGAAGGCGAAGAGGTATTATACAACAGAAGTGGAATGTTAATTCGTTATAGAAAGCAAAATGGAACTTTATGGTCAAGCTCTATGACTAGAGACGGATCCATGTATATTGATAAAAACATAAGTATCCAAAACGATTTAGTTATAAAAGGAGGTTATCCATATTTTAGAAAACTTCCAGCATTTGGAGCGCATCAAACAGGTTTTTCAGATGAGCAATCTATAGCAAATGAAACGTACACAAGAATTAAATATGACATTGAACTTTATGACGTAGGAGGTAATTACGATCATGTATCGAATTATCAGTTTACTGCTCCAGTTAGTGGCATTTATCATTTCGATGCAAAACTACTTTGGGATGGCAATGCTACTGCTAGTGCAGGAGATTGGCCAGTAGAAAGCAGTCATCACATATCTTTATTTAAGAATGAAAACTCTGCTACAACAACAAGTACAACCAATAGAATGCACACTTCAGGTGACAAAATACAAGGCGTTCAAACCTGGGATGGAAGTTCATTAACTGATACATGGGTATTTAATCATTTATCATCAGATATAAAACTAGAAAAGAATGATATTATTGAAGTATTTGCTTGGCAAAATAGTGGCAATACTCAATACACATACAGTTCTACATCTGATGAGTGGACATCGTTTACAGGACATTTAATAACTGCAATATAATTTATTAGGAGAATATTATGGCACCAGATACAAGCATGCTTGCATTAGCTAAACAAGCAAGAGAAGATGAAAAAAATTATAACGAAGCACAAGAAAAAAGGAAAAAGAAGAAAAAGAAAAGAGGGTTGTTTAGAAGCATTGGTTCTTTGGTTGGGGGTGGACTTGGTTATTTAGGTGCTACTGGTTTGTTAGGACTGACAGGCCCTGTTGGTTTGTTAGCTGCGGGTATTGCAACAGGCGGTGGAAGCTTGTTAGGTAGTAAAGTAGGAACAAAAGTAGCACCACACATGAACACTAGAGTTGGTATGTCTAAAAATGTTTTAACAGGTGAGGATATTAATCCAATGGATGAATATGGAGAAGGTAGATTTGCAGATGAATTGAAAAATTATTACGCCTTTGAAGAAGACCAAATGAATAAAAATGCTATTAATCTTGCAATGAGTGCAATGGGTAGAAACTTTTTATTTGGAAGTGGAGGTGGTCTTTTAAATAAAGCAATGCCTAAAGGCTCTGATGTTATGAATCTTTCTAAGTACAAATCACCAAACATGTTTTCTTAGGAGTTAATTATGCCAGATTATTTAAGAAACCCAAGCCCAGGGGCAGCAAAACAAAGTAAAGAAACCGAAATGCAAACACAAACGGTAAATCCTTACGCCAATTTTAATCCAATAGAACAAGCAGGAAATTTAGGTATAACAGTAGATCCAGCTTTAAGAGGATTTTTACCAAGTGGAGATGTTTTAGAAAAAGCCTATGAAAGAATGTTAACAAGTAAAGATTCGTATAAACAGAGTTTTGGCTTAGGCGTTTCTAACATGAGAAATCAATATGGAAATCAAATTTCTCAAATGACTGGCGGTCAGGGTTTAATGAGTATGATGGGTTCAGGTTTTGGAAGTAAAAGCAGAGGTATTGTTAAAAATATTGGTGATGTGCGATCTGCATATTCAGGTGACATAGCAGGAGGGTTATTAAACTTTCAAAATCAAATGAGGTCTGCTGATTACAAATTTGAAGATGCAAAAAAAGACTATGATGATAGTTTAATTGATAGACTTATACAATTAGAAAGATTGTACGGTGAAGACAAACCTGATTACATACAATTTACATAGGAGATAATTATGGCTGAATATAAACCAAATGCACTTGAACAGTTATTTGCAG